GGGATGCGTTCATGCTGCCTCCTTGTGCGCATGCAGGCGCTGGGCTTGGACGCCCTGGGTCGTCAGCGAGTACGTGCCGTTGGCTGCATCGGCGTACCAGAGCCGGTAGTAGCCCTTGGTCACGTAGTTCAGGAAGTGCTTGCGCCAGTCAGCCTGCAAGCGGCGCTCGTTGGCACCTTCGGGCGAGTGCTCAGCCTTGAACACATCCCATGCAAGCTGCACGAACTCCATGGGCAAGCCAACACCGTCCACGTACTTGCGCAGAGGCTCGTAGCCGCTGATGGCCGTCTCACCGGCCTGGCGGCAACGGTCGAGGAAGGTCTTCAGCGAACAGCGCTCTTTGCGTTCCCGCTTGGGTTTTTCAGCCGAAGGCTCGTCGGACTCTTCACCCCCCTGGCAAGGGGGGTTGGGGGGTAGTTCTACTTTATCTTTCTCTTCTCTTTCTCTAGCTAACGCAACCGTAACGCTATCGGCGTTACGCGATTCATCATTAGGCGTTTCGGTAGCGTTACCGCTACGGTGGTTAGCGACCCTTTTCGCGGTCTGAGCGCGTTTCTTGGCGGACGCGCCGTTGTGGTCCTCAAAGTTCACAATCGAAACCCCATCTGCGTGATCCTCAATCCAACCGACATCGACAAGCGCCTGGCCCAGGCCCGGAATTCCGGTCTTCCGATCGATCTGGCGGCATGACAAGCCCGGCATGAAGCCATCGGCCGTGTGCTGGTCAGCCGTGGACCACAGCCAATACAGACCGCCAATTACTGCTGCCTCGCTCGTGTCTGTCAGGTCAACCAGACGAGCGACACGGGGGTCATCCCACAGGTTGCCGCGCATCTTGATCCAATCGCCGGCCATCATTCATCTCCTTTGACCAGGCGGCGCAATGGCTCCACAGCGCGCTGGTAATGCACTTCCACTTCTGCCGGCCACTTTCCCAGCTGCATTAGCGCGGCACGGGTTGCATCCACGTATTCCCACTCACGCTTCCAACGCTCAGCGCGCGGAATACCGCCTTGGTCATGCTGGCGATGCAGATTAGGGTTCAGCGGGAAGCACAGGCTGTCGCATGCTTTCAGTGCGGCGCCCTTCCCCAAGTTCACATGGCAAGCCTGTGCGGGCTGCCCGGTCACAAGGCAGCCGAGTGCGGCCACGTTGCGGCGGTGTTGCTCACTGCGAAGCAGAGTCGGCAACTTGTGACCGGGCGGGCGATAGAAGCCCATGACAATCTCGACCTTTCGGCCCAAGCCTTCGCCGCGCGCAGCTTTGGAGCGCTTCATTGGCGTCTTGCGCTGAAGGGTCGAGTTGCGAATCACGCGTCTCTCCCGAGGCTGGTACGGGACCAGTCAACGCCCTTCTCATTGCCAAAGGCGTAGGCGAGCTCGATGAGTTCGGTCATCTGACGCACGTTCATCTTGCTGGTGCGTTGGCCCAGCAGGACCATGCCCCCATCGATGCCCATCGCCATCCGCGTTTCACGGCGCAGGCCAGCCGTCAGGATGTCTTTGACTTCTTCGGGCGACACCTTCACGAGCGCACCGTTGACGATGAATTCAACCTGATGGCTGATGTCGGTAAGGATCGACCACATCATGTCGTTCTGCGCCAGCGTGCGAGTGCGAGGCTTGATCTCAACGCGGTAGCCTTCCGGCGCGTTGGAGCAGGCGTAGGCAGCGTTGCGCCGTGCCAACGGATGCGACAGGACGAACACTTGCTTGTTCATTACTTCGCCCCTTTCCGGGCCGCACGGCGCGCGTTACGGGCCAAGCGGAACAGAAGCCTGATCTCTTCCATCGCGTGCGATTCGATGGCGTCCGCATCCTTCTCGCAGATCACACCATCGGACATCGCTTCCAGTCCGACGCTGGTCAAACTTCCGCCCTGTGCGGCCAGCTTCAACAGCTTCGTACGGATCGCGGTGAGTTCGTCTTCCCAGCCTCCAACGGGCGCAGCGTCGATGCTTTCAGCGGCCAATCCAAAACGGTTGTTGAATGCGAAAAGCCAACCCATCGCGTCAGGTCGGTTCATGTCCTGCATCCATTCCGTCAGGAGCTCGGCCATTTCCACACTTACCGAGTCCCCGTCGACGCCGCGCAGCTTCGCGCGCAGGCTCTCCGGGTGGATCGTCTTTTCGCGACGCTCGCTCAAGAACTTGGCAGCGGCATTCACGCCACCCGGCGCATTGCGCACGGCGGTGTACAGCACATCACGCCAGTCAGTTTGGGAATATCGGCAGGTCATGCGTCACCTTGAAATCTGAGGCCTTTCAGCCTTTCACCGTTTGCGCGCCGCTTATAAAGTTCGGCACATGGAAAACAACAACGAATCCAAACCAGTGACCCGAGCGCATCTGTTCGCGCGCATCGACGCCACCCTTCTTTCTCAGGCGACCCCGCCGCGGGACGACAACGAGTCGCCGAAGGTGGAGAACAGCGAACAGCCCAAAGAAGACGCCGACGCGAAATGACCGAGACCGAGCAGCTTTTGAAGAACGCGGCCGAAGTGGCCAAGCGGACGTTCATCGACCCCACCGAAGCGGCAGTGATTGAAATCTTTAAGGAGCTGTGCGCCGAGCGTGACCGCATGGCGTGGGCGACCGACGGCCGCGAATCGGCGACGGTGCATTGATGTCATGCCGCCCTCGCCTGGTCGCTTCGCGCCAA